ATGCAACCACAGTTTGAAGATGAAAGTCCAATCAATCCTTTCGATCTTTGGAAGGGTGCTAACTTTAAGATCAAGATCCAGACCATCGGTGGTTACTGGAACTATGATAAGAGTGAGTTTGACTCACCTTCCGTGTTAGGTGGATTGGAAGATGATGCTCTTGAAGCAGTCTGGAAGTCTCAGCATTCTCTTAAAGAGTTTACTGACCTTAAGAACTTCAAGTCTTACGAGGAGTTATCAGCACGTCTGAATATAGTTCTTAACAAGTCTTCAAGACCTGTAGTGAGATCTAATGAGGAAGATGAGCAACTAGCACCTCTTACTAGTCCAGTTGTTAAAGCGGACCCACCTACCCCTACAAAGAGTGGATTTGGTGGTAAGATAAAGGAAGTTGAAGAGTCGGGTGAATCACCAGACCTCTCCTACTTCGCTTCTCTAGCTAACGAAGACTGATGAAACGCCTGTTATTGCTCCCACTTCTACTCTTTGCTGCACCAGTCAGAGCAGATGCACTTACTTGGAAAGAGTTTTGGGAGCCATTTCAGGAGAGTTACCATCATGGTCATGCTCATAGACCCGATCCTTATTGGAGGGACTGGCAGTATGACCATCACCACCGTCCTAGACGGAGAAAGTGTGAGGTTATAGTTACTAAGAAATATTGGGTACCAGGTCACTACCTAGGTCGTAGTAATGCATGGATACCAGGTTATTATGAGCATCGTGATGTAATCGAGTGGGAAAGGTGCAGACGTTAATTCCGTATATTATTTCGATTTTTGAACAAGCAAAACCCCCGTAAAAATCGGGGGTATTTTTTTGCCCTGGAGGGTTTTTAAGAACTTCCGTATTGGTTACTTGTTGTAGTTTCGTTAGCACCTGCTGTGCTGGTTACAACTACTGTAGATGCATCTGCTAATACGTCACCTGCACTAATACTTGGATCTGAGGTATCAAACGTCCTAGAGGAATAATCCGCTTCAGCAGCAAAATCAATAGAACTGGTTTGACCGATATTTGTGCTATAACTAGGTTTAACGGTTTGAAACTGTTCTGAGGTAGTTTCCTTAGATCTCTTAGTTTGGTTTTCTTCATCAACTTCCTCATTTGGAAGATATTGCACTAAATTGGTAAATTCCTCAACAAAGCTTCCAACGTATTCTTTCCTTAAAAGGTAAATATTGCGTTTAAAGTCATTTTGGGCAGATTCGTAGTCATACACTGATATCGGTCTAACTAAATCTTCTTTTGGAATTGCGGTACCATCAGGTCTAGTATAAGTCCAATTTTCGGGCACTTGACGACCATCTTTCACTAGAATACGACCTTTCGCATCTCTGATTTCCTGAGTAACCCAATGATGGACAGAATCTGCATCCTGGTCATAGACATTATCAATATACCTTTCTAACTCATCTTCTGACATGGGCCATTCTTCATACACATTGATAATATTGTTACATAACAATACTACCCAGTCTAAACCCATATTTCCATATAACTCACCAGCAACTTGATCTGGTCTCTGATTGTTTTTAATTGTATATTGCTCAAAACCTAAGATAACGTCTTCTAGTTCATCACGTATTTTTATCCTTCTAAAGAGGTTTTTCGCTAGTTTATAAGGATCAACGTTATTCTGTCGATAACTAGATGTCCTTACAAATACGTCAGGTAGTTGTGAAAAGTATGCCATTATGCGATATTTGCTGAGTTAGTTGACGAGAAATCACCCCATCCGCTTCGATCAAACACTCCTTGTGCCCAGGATTCCATTTCCGACTCGGTGAGTCTTCCACCAGGACCAGTGCCTGTAATTCCAGATCCCTCTGATGGTTCGAATGTATCTTTTGTAAGGTATGCAGTTTCTTTCATATTTAAAGAAAGGTTATATACCAATGGTCCCATGTCACTCCATTTATCACCAACTGTTGATTTTAGTGATGTCCTGTCATCCAGGTCTATTGAGAAGTTGGTCATCACGAGGTTAGTGGGAAATCTAACTATTGAACTTAAAAGTCCCATACCACCATTGTCAGGATTACTGATTTCTTCTTTACCACCACCCTTATCAACGTATCTCACTATCTTCAATCTGAAGTATTCTGGTAATACTAACCAATTCTTACCATCTTTCTTAGGTAGTGTTGCTTGTCTGAATTGTCTAATAATCTTCATTATAGTGACTACATCAGCACTACTCTTTGGTATTAATTGGAAATTGAATTTATGTTCTCTGAATCCAGTTGGACCTTCATATACTGCTTCAGCATATGGGTTGAATATCTTTCCTTGAGTTAATGATGATAGTGTGTCTCTATTAAGATTAGGATTTGATCCTGTAGCACCTAATGCGGTATTAATTAATGAAGCACCTGCTTTATATCCAATTCCAGGCATTGCTGATTTTGCATATCTCTCGATTTCTTTACTGAAATCTTCTTTCGTTACATCATCACTACCTATTAGTTTAGAGGCAGCATCTAGAGCTGCACCCCCTTCTGGTCCTAAGTCTACCTTACCCCACTTTTGTCCATATGCTTCAGTTAGTTTCTTGGGTAAATATAAGTATACCGAATCACCATATTGTTTATTATCTTTATGTCTGAACATGTCAAACTTAAGATAATCAATAACATTTGTAGGGAAAGCAGCATCATCTTTGATTGCTTCTCTACTACTGGTTGAATTGACTCCTATAGGTTTAGCTTGAGGAAATACTAACGTCATGGCATATAAAGGAAAGTACCGACCATCAAACAAACATAAGTATAAAGGTGATCATACCAACATTATTTATAGGAGTTTGTGGGAAAAGAAATTTATGCATTGGTGTGATCGCAATAACAATGTATTAGAGTGGGGAAGTGAAGAAATTATTATACCTTATAAGTCTCCTTTGGATAACAGGATTCACCGTTATTATCCTGATTTCTACGTCAGAGCCAGGACGAAGGACGGAAGAGTCGCCAAATCGATTATTGAGATCAAACCAGCTTCTCAGACTAAACCCCCTAAACGCAAATCGCAGAAGGCTCGCACCTTTCTGACAGAAGTTAAGAACTGGAATGTGAATAGTGCTAAGTGGAGGGCAGCAAGACAATACTGTGCTCACTATGGATTACAATTTATTATATTGACCGAAAAACACTTAAATGTATGAGCATTTTCACAGACGTAAAAGACTTAGCAGGTGGCAAGTCACAGTCTAAACAATGGTATAGAGAGCAACTTCAATATGGATTGGAGGACTATACTGGTGCTTTTACTGTGGGTGATATCATATTCTTTAACTATTCAGCACAGACACCAGATCTAAAGTGGTGGGATACCTTTCCTATGGTATTAGTTACAGATGTAGACTACCAAAAGATGCAGTTCTCTGGTGGTAACATGCATTATTTAAGACCAAATAGTAGAAAAAGCATGGCAAGCACTTGGGCTTCAGGTAGTATATCTTATCCTATGCGTTGCCATCATAAATACTTTATGTCTAGTGTAACTAGTGCTTATAATGTACCTCAAGAGGAATTACGTGAAATGACACCGCTTCCAGTGGAACAGTTTGTTATCAGACCCAAAGGTCTAGGTAGGACAATGGAAGTACCAAGTAGCATAATTTGGAGTAGACTTAAATGAGTGCCAATAGTTTTGATACCTTTAAAGAGCTGATAGTCTCTGGTAAGAGAGAACCATCTCGGTCAAACCTGTATGGTGTACAGATTCTTCTACCACCATGCTTATATGAGAATGAACCTGAATTGAGAGCATCAAGGGATGTAATGTTAGCAAATAACTATCTTGCTGACACTGTTACTGTACCTGGTAAAACTCTTACAGAAGTGACACATGATAATAGTTTTGGTCAATCCTTTAAATTAGCATCTGGTCAGCAGAGTAATAATGACTTGTCCATTGAATTTGTCATGGATAAGAGGTTGTTTCATCGCCAATTCTTTGAGAAATGGATGAATTATGCAGCACCAGACTCAGAGAGAAGAGTTACATTATATGATGAATATACTACCAATATTATGATAACCAAATGGGAGTTAGGATCTCCTGTTAACTGGCAAGGTATTACTGACAGTGGTAGGCAGTATACTCAGAGACTTAATAGTGTTACTGGAGTTTGGCAGTACTTCGCTGCATGGCCTAAGGATATGGCACAACTAACCTTCAATAATGGTCCTACAAACCTAGTTAAGTTCCAAGTTAGATTTAATTACGAAAGATATAGATTTGATACAGTTGGTGCTGATGAATTGGGACCAAATACTCCAGACAGATATATTAACTCTGCATCTGGCACTATTGGTACTGTAGGACTTACTTCCGCACAGGAGGATGCAGCTCGATTTGGTGTCTAAATAGAAATATAATTATTAATTGTTATGCCTTTACCTAAGTTAGCCATACCTGAGTATGAAACGACTCTGCCTGTTACAGGTACGAAAATATCATATAGACCATTCCTAGTTAAGGAAGAGAAACTACTCTATCTCGCTATGGAGTCGCAAGACAACAAGCAGATGGTCAAAGCAGTGAAGACTATTATTAAGAACTGCACTAATCTAAAGACTAAGGTTGAAGACCTTGCTACCTTTGAGATTGAATATATCTTCTTGAAGATTAGATCTGTTGCTGTTGGTGAGACAAGTGAATTTAAAGTCACGTGTCCAGATGATGAGAAAACACAAGTTACTGTTAATATACCTCTATCAGAAGTGACTGTCCAGATTCCAGAAGGACATGATGCTAAAATCTTATTAGATGATAATGTTGGTGTGGTGATGAAGTATCCTTCATTGGATGTCTTTATTCAGCAAAACCTTAGTGATAATCCTAATATTGATGACATCTTTGAATTAGCTGCTAGTTGTATTGGTCAAGTGTATGATTCTGAAGAAGTATATGACTCTTTCAGTAAGAAAGAAGCACTTGAGTTTCTTGAGAATTTAAATTCCGATCAGTTTCAAAAGGTACAAGGTTTCTTCGAGTCAATGCCTAAATTGTCTTACACGATAGAAGTCGTAAACCCTGAAACTAAGGTTAAGAGTGATATGGTACTGGAGGGACTAGCAAGTTTTTTCGAGTAGCGTTAATGCATGACAGTCTTGAGAATTACTACAAGACTAATTTTGCGTTAATGCAACATCACAACTACTCTTTGACTGAATTGGAAGACATGATACCGTGGGAACGTGATGTATATATCAATCTTCTTATTGCTCATATTCAAGAGGAAGAAAGAAGACAAAAATCAGACGAATCTCGTATGAACCTCTAATGACTATTAGAAGTTACGTTAAAATTAAACCATTAAAAGATGATGGTGCCTTTTCTGCAAATTTCAATGAAGTCAGGAAGGGTATCAATCGTACTGGAGAAGTAATTGAAAATATTGGTAGTAACTTAGTCGAGACACATAAACTAATAAAGTTTGAGAAAGAATGGTTAAGGGAGGATCAGCAGAGAGAGGTAAAGGAAGATAAGGTTGAAGCAAAGGAAAAACTCAGTGTATTCCAAAAATGGTCTAAGGGATTTAAGAGTATGTTCCGTCTCAAACAAAGAGAGGAATTAGCTGAGGATCCTAATGATGAAGGAGAAGCAGAACAAGTAGTAGAAGATACCCTTAAAGTTAAGGTAATGAATAAAGCCGTTGATTGGTTGAAGGCTTTAGGTAATTTTTTAATGCCTATATTTAAGTTCTTCCTATTCAGGGCAATGCTTAAATGGGCACAAGACCCAGAAAATGCTAAGAGATTAAATAAGGTTTTTAGATTAGTAGCAGGTATAGCTAAGTTTGCATGGAAGATTGGTACATTTGGTGTAGGTCTTATTGTAGGTGGACTTAAGAATATATTTGGTGCTTTTGAGAGTGGTGATGGACCTATTAAGAAGGGATTTGGTTTCTTATTTGGTGCATTCAAACTATTTGCTGGTTTTAAGACTCTTCAATACCTATTAAATCCTCTTAAGTTATTCACTGATGGTAAGAAATTACTTGGTCTCTTCAATAATGTTAATGATAAGGAAGTAGAGTGGAAGAAGCAAGAGCAATGGCGTAAGTTTGGTTATAAGGATAAGGAGAGTGGAAAGATATACACTGAAGAAGAATATAAGGCACAGAAGAAGTCAGTAGAGAGACAGCAGAAGAAATTAAGAGCACAGGGTAAGAATGCACAAGCAGATAAGGTTGGAAAGGGTTTTAATAATAGGGTAAAGAATCCTACCAGATTACAGAAGGGTAAGAATATTGGTGGGAAGTTAATGAAACCTGGTGCACAGAAGGGTATTGCTGCTGTTGGTGGTCTAACTCGTATTGCATCAGGTATTGCAATGGGTGAGGATAAGACTCAAGCAGTTGGTGCAGGTCTTGGTCAGGCAGCAGGTGGAATGATAGGTGCTGCTGCTGGTACTGCATTATTAGGTCCATTCCTAGGTCCATTTGCACCTATTGTAGGTAATGCTATTGGTGGTTTCTTAGGTGAGTGGATAGGTAAGACATTCTTACCATTGATTAAACCACTATTTGAACCTATCCAGAAGATGTTTAAGATGTGGTGGACCATACTTCAAGATGTTGCACAACAGACTGGTATTACAGAATTCCTTGGCACATTCTTCCAGTTTATAGGACAGATTGGTAAGGTATTATTTGATGTGCTTGGGTGGATAATGAAACCAATAACGTGGTTGTTGGGTGGTGCAATTAAGGTACTTGGAGGTGTTATAGGGTTTATAATCAATTCTGCTAAGAAAATATGGGCAATACTATCAACGCCTGGTAAAGCAATAAGACAGATTATATGGGATAGATCGTTAAAGAATGTAGGAAATGATATAGAACTTGAAGACGTTGGTGGTAAGTCTGCTGGTGGACCTGTCAGGACTCCTGAGAAGAGGATGCGTGGTGGAATACTACCCATGAGGAAGGATCCAGATATAATTCAGAGGATGAGAGGTGGTGCTGTTACTAATATTACTAATAATAATATAGAGTATGCTGCTGGTGGTAAATTTATTAAACAGATGTTTGCTAGTGGTGGAGATGTTACTACTAATATTAGTAGCACTGTCAGCAATAGCATTCCAAAAGAGCAATGGAATCCTACAGTTGGGAGGTTGAGTCAGACTATTCCTCAAGCACCAGATTTTGATATTGAATCGATAAGCAATAAGAGAGATGGGGTTATGAAGCAGATCAATAACAAGGAGCGTAGAGATTCTGACATGGAGGATTTTGTAATGCCACCCAAAGTTATTATTAGGAATACTACTCAAAAGGTAATAAATAACATAGGAAGTAGTACAAATGCTGTCTATATATCCCCCACTCCAATGTTTACCTGTTAATAAATGGCAGAAGTAAAAGCTAAGGTACAAAAAGCAGTCATTTATAAGATGATATCTTATAAAGGGAAGACTGGTGCGAACTCATATACTCCTTTAACAGCAGCACAGAGATTACCGAAGCATGAGAGAAGTATTTCTACAGGATTTACTACTGTTATTGCTGGTTTAAATGCACTTGGTGCTACTCTTAATAGCATTGCTAATAATGTTCAGAACATGTTAGAGTTCTGGAGAGATGCTATAAGCACCCAGATTAGAGGACAGACTGACGTATTAAAGCAAGAGAAGAAGACGGATGTACAGGAGAAGAAACAGGAGAAGAAGAAAGAGAAATTACAATTTGATAGGAGAAAATTAGAGCAGAGGGAGAAGGATGCAACTCCAGTAAAGAAACCAAAGAAGTTTAAATCAACCTTAAAGAAGAAGGAGGATAAGAAGAAACCTTCATGGTTGCAAACTCTTTTTGAAGCCTTAGGTACTTTGGTAACTATGGCAGTCTTCAAGATTGTAGCTGAAAATCCTGAGACTATTAATAAGTTAGTTAAGGTAATACTTGCTATAGGATCATTTGCTGCTAAGGCTATTGAATTCCTTGGTGGTCTAGCACTTGATGGTATTATTGATTTTCTTGAGAATCCAATAAGTCTGAAAGGATTCTTTGGTATATTTAAGTTTCTACTTGGTGCTGTACCTTTATTTGCTGCATTTAAGTTTCTAAAAGATCCTGGTAAAGCTGTAGGATTAGTCGGCAAGGTGATGGGTGGCATCATCAATGGTCTCAAACGAATGTTTGGGATGAATAGTAAGGCAGATAAATTAAAACAATTTAAACTTAAGAAGTTAGGAGGTCAGAAGGGTAACTTCTTTAGCACTAGAGGAGGTAAGATTGCCACTGGTCTAGGGTCTGGATTTGCTGCTGGTGCAGCAATTAAAGCCTCTGGAGGTACTAATGCTGAGGCAATAGGTGGTGGTGTTGGAGCAGCAGGTGGTCAAATGGCAGGTGCTGCTATAGGTAGTGCTATTGGTGGTCCTGCTGGTGGTATGATTGGTGGTATGGTTGGTACCGTTGCAGGTGGTGCTGTTGGTAAAGCGATAGGTCCTTTGATAGAACCAATCGTTGGACCTGTGAAAGAATGGTTTGGTATGATTAGTAAGGTATTCAATGATGTATTAGCAGATATCAAGGAACCCCTAGAGGAATTCTTTACTACTCTTGGGAAGTTTATGAGTCAGATACTTGAAGTAGTAGAACCTCATCTACCATTGATTAGTAAGATAATCAGTGTAGGTCTGCAAGTAATGTTTGCACCTTTATTTTTAGGTATCAGAGCATTGACTGCGGTCATGAAATTATTTACAGGTGGGGACAAGAAGAAAGACGAGGATGTTAAACCTGCTAAGGGTAAGATGGATGGTGGTAAGGTACCACCTCTTGCTAAGGGTGGTTGGATAACTGGACCTCAGTCTGGATACCCAGTTTCCTTGGATAGTGGTAAATCTATATCATTCATAGGACATGGCACTGAGTGGGTAGGTAGAAAGAGAGCGAGTGGTGGATTTGTTATACCATTTGATACTCCTGCTACTAGGACTAATAGGAGTCTAACTTCTAGGAGATATAAAGAAGCAGCTAGAGGTGGGTATACCTTACCAAGCTATGCATGGGGTGGTAAATGGTTTAAGAATAAAGTAAGTCAGGTAAAGGATAGATTAGTTGATGAGGAGGGTAAACCAAAGGGTGCAATGAGATGGTTGGCAGGTGCTGCTGATCAGGCAACAGGTGGATTCTTTGACTTTGATAAGCAAGGTCATTCAATATATCAAGCATCTGGACAACTTCAGAAGGCAGGTGAGATCATAGAGGGATTAAAGCAGAAGAGTCAAGAATCTAAGAATAAGAAAATGAGAGAGGCATTAGAAAACTCTGCACCTATGGTTGTTAATGATGAAGCACCAGCAATGCAACAGGGAGGTAGTAGTGACTCATTCCCAGTAATAGTAGATAATTCTGAAGATCACTTAGATCAAGATAAGTATATAAGACCTAAGTTTGGTCTCATTGCTGAGTTCATGACAGACCCTGTGGAGTTTATGTAAATGGTACTTAAAAAGTTTATAGACGAAGCAACTGGTGCTTGGAGAAATGTATCCTATGGTCTCAATAGGGAGGATAGCTTTGAGAGTGGATCTCCTAGAGAATATATACTGAAGCAATTGGAACTGGAGACCCATGATGGTGATAAGTTTGACATTGAGAATATTGTAGTAGACTTCTCATATCATGAATCTATTGAGTCTGCCTTTCTTAGGTGTGATATTAGTATTGTAGATGCTGTTAACTTTTATCAGAGGTTGCAGGGTGGAGAGAAGATCTATATTAATATAGTTACTGCTACTGCTCTTGATAAGGAGCCATTGCAAACTATAATGCAGGTTTATAAGATTGGTAGTGTGATTAAAGCTGAGAGAGGACAAATGTATATACTACATTGTGTATCTCCAGAGATGTATCATGATGAGATGAATAAGGTATTCAAAGCGTTTGGACCATATGCTTCTGGGGATGCTGGCAAAGGAGGTGATGATGGTAAGACTAAGACTAAGGTAAAGATTGTACCTAAAGTTATTTGTGAGAAGTATCTTAAGTGTAAGGGTAATTCTAGGAAGGTTAAGGAAGCAAACTTCGAGCCTCATTCTCCATATAATTTTATAGCATGTAATTGGAAACCATCTGATACCATAGCGTATCTCTCTGATAGGGTGACTAGGGAAACTGAGTCTAAAGGATCTAATAAACAGTCGGGTTTCTTATTCTGGGAGAATAGAAATGGATTTAACTTTAGATCTATTGATGGTATTGCTCAGGGTCATGCTTCTCAGGGCAATATATACACCTACTCCTATACTATGAAGGGTAATGAGGGTGTTGATGGTAGATATGCTATAGAAAATGTTGCTTATCCAGACAAATCAAATCATCTCTCAAATATGAGAATGGGTACCTATAAGAATTCTGCTATAGGTATATCAATGGGTGCACCTAAGAATAGTTACGCACCTGATTCTGGTAAGAAGGAGGAGGCAGATGCATCTGAAAGTGTTAATAGTGAGACTGCAACTGCTACTAGTGGTACTGGTATAAACCCCGCACCAGGCGGTACTATATCAGAGCCTAGGGTGTTAACTTTTAATAGTGTATTTGGTAAGGCGAATAAGGTTACAGCAGCTAAGGGTGGGAAAGCAGCACCACCAATTGTAATTCCAGATTTCTTTGACATTGATAAGTCAAAACCTACTAGGATGAAGATAAGAGCTCTACCTGGATTAATTCATCAACCTGACAAAGCAAATCCGAATAACGGAACAAATCCTGATGTTGACATAATGGCAGTTGCACAATATGCCTCGGCAAGGTATAATTTATTGAAGACGATCAAGTTGAATATTACCGTTCCTGGTAATAGTGAGTTAACAGCAGGATCTTTAATTAAAGTATTGATACCTGCATCGTTGCAAGATGGTGATAATGTCCAACTAGATCAACAGTTTAGTGGGTTATATGTTATTGCTGGACTGACTCATATCTGGCGTAGGACTGGTTTAACTACCAAATTATTCTTGGTTAGAGATTCAAAACCTTGGTCATCTAAGAAAAAGACAGCATAAATAACTATACAGCATATGGAAAGTAAAATGCAAACCATAGAACAGCATATTGAGCATGATAAGGAATTGATTTCAGATCCTACACTTAATCCTGCTGCACGTAGACATTACAAAGAAGAGCTACACGAATTACAAGAGTATGTCGGGCACCATGCGAAAGAGATTGAAGCAGGTGATCACCACGATCCAAACGCTCTAGAACTATTTTGTGACATGCACCCTGATGAGCCTGAGTGCTTAGTATACGACGACTAAATGGAATTTAATAATGTAGTGGGTCACTACAGGAATAGAGATCAAGCATACTCTAATCCTGCATCGTGGCCCCAGATTGACATACGAATCAGTGAACCTAGTTATGGCATCCTATTAGCTAAGTCGTGGTATAAGTATAAGGGAGAAGACGAGCCATATAACTATATACAGTACGATTGGCAGAGGATGGATGCAAACATCGTATATACTAAAACTACTAATCTTATCACTAATACTCCTTCCTGTTCTTTCATTTGGAACTGGGATGGAATTTGGTGGAACGGTAATACTGATGGAGAATGCATCCAAGGTCCTACAAGGATGGTCTCGAAAATAAGATTCAATGGAAAGGAGTATCGTGCTATTGATACTGGATATGATTTAGAGACAGGTAAATTCCGATGGGGTAAAGAAGAGTCGGAAGGTGAGTTTGTCTTTAAAAGACTTGATAAATAAAAGAAAACTATAATACGATGGCAGTACGTACTGATTATCTTGGAAGAGATGGATACACCTGGTGGGTAGGAGAGGTCGAGGACATTGAAGACCCCTCTGAGATCGGGCGTGTCAAGGTGCGTATTCTTGGTTGGTATACTGGTAGTGGTGATTCTGAGGCATACTTAAAAGAAGTCCCTACAAAAGTCCTTCCTTGGGCTACAGTATTATTACCTTGCGATCAACCACAAGTTAAGTCAAGTGGTACCACAACAGAATTACAGTGTGGTGCATGGGTATTAGGATTCTTCCTTGATGGTGAAGAAGCAAATATGCCATGTGTGTTGGGTGCGTTTAGAGGATTCCAACAACAGAAAGCGGATGCAATGACTACCATTGCTGATCCCACAGTAGCAACGAAATTAAAAGTTAATAATGCTAAAGCTGATAACTTAGCTGGTCAACTTCAGAAGGATGGTTCACCATTCCCTAAGACACCCAAGACACCTGCTAGTCCTAAAGGAGCAATCGAGGAGGCAAGAGGTGCTGGTATTAATGCTGCTGAGGTAAGAGTACCAGGTAATGCTGTAACTAATCCTTCCAAACCGCCAGTAAATGCCCAGTCTATTGCTGATGGTGTTGCTGGTCCTGCTGGTAAGGGATTCGCTACTGATATGAAGAGGATGCTCACTGAGTTAGGTGAGATGTCTGCTGCACTAGGATCTGGTCCTGGTGGATTTGTATCTGTTATTACTGGTAATCCAGTAGCAGGTGATAAGGTTAGACAGCACCTTAGTCAGACAATGGGATTCCTTTCTGCTGGTATAGCAGGTATTCTTGCACCTCTTAAGGAGATGTTAGCGAAGTTAATCGCTGAGGTTGTAGGAATGCTGGTTAAGATTGTTTCCCAGTTTATTCCTGTCGTAGTGGTGCAACTACTGATGACATTCCTAGAGCAGATCTTTGCTCTATTCTGTGCTAAGACACCAATGTGGTTGGGACTGGTGAAGGGAGCACTGAGTGATACGGCAAACTTTGCTAACCAAATGGCAAGTCTTGCTGTAGATAAGATTGCTCAGAGTGAGATTGCTGGTAAGGTTGACTCTGCTGTTAAAGGTTTAAGTAATCGTATCTTAGATGGTATCACTAATGCGATGAATCGTGTTAAGGGTGTTGCTGGTGATGTAATCTCTGCTATTGGTAGTGCTAAGGGTGCTGCTGGTCTAGGTGAGATGGGTGAAACCGTTAAGATGATATTTGAGTTTGACTTTACCTCACTAGACTGGGGTAGTTTGATGCAGATCCTTCTTGCTATTCTAGGTGCTCTATTTAAGAAGAGTTGTAATAGAAGTATAAAACGTCCCAAATCTAAGGCATGGTTCCCTCTCATAGGTACGACAGAATGTGATAACTTAGAGGATGCTATTAAGGGTACAGGGTATGAGAATGTTGATGACCTTTATAGTGAAGGTACATCTGTATTAAATATGGCTCATGAAGGAGAGCATGGTAGTTATATTGATAAGATGTTTGAGGATACTAATCCTTACTTACAACAGACATATAGTGCACTGAATGGCACAAGAATTATAGATGATGCTACACCAGAGAAAGAGAAGAGGATGGTTACTGGTCCTGGTGGTGTAAGTAGTTTTGAAGATAAGTTTGGTAACAGACATACTAGTGTACCTAACAATGAAACCAAGATCATCTCTAAAGATAAGTGTGAGAATATTAAAGGTAACTATGCATTAACAATAGAGAAGGACATGTATCTCAAGGTAATGGGTAACCTACACCTTGAAGTTACTGGAGCTTGGAATACACATGTTTCTCAGGGACCAGGTGCAGAAGCATCGGGTGATTCTAAGTCACCTGATACTAGTGGTACTGGTGGAGCAACATCACAGGTTGATACTGCTGTGACTTCTGGTCAGGTATCAGCAGATATTGTAGAGCAAGCAAGGACAGGTCAGGTTAGTGATTCTGGACAGGCAAGTGTGACTGCTGCTGAGACTAGTGAATTGTATACTTCCGATAAGAGAAGGAGAGAAGTATTAGCTTCTAAGAATATAGGTGGTTTCTATCCTGTAGATAAGATTCCATTTGCACCTGGATCAGATTATATGGGTAGGACTGCATTTGGACCTCAGTTAGCAGGAGGATTAACATCAGATACTGAGCAGAAATCATCCTCTAGATTTGAAGGTGATCGTGACATATCAGTAGGTGGTGAGTATAAGGTGCAGGGTGCTAAGGTCAGTTATGCTGCTATTGAGTCTATGTCTATTAACTCTCAGACTGTTAAGATTGAGGGTAATACTATTGAGAATATCGCTGATGGTGAGATAATCAACCAGGCCAACTGGATAACATCATTCTTAAACTCTGGAAGATTTGAGTTTATTGCATTATTCAACCCAACCTCATCATCTTTGACTGGTCAGTTTACTATGGTTAAGGGTGCTATCGTTGATATCACTACAGACACACCATTTCCAGCAATTGCACCACCTGCACAGGTTAGAATCACAGTAGGTACTACAATGCCTGGTAGTATGGCAGATGTACTGACTGGATCTCAGAATGCTTTCCACGCAACATTTATTACCGCACCTACTGGTGTTATTGCTGAGTTTGTACCACAGGGTGCTATCATTAACCAGTGTAACAGTGGTATGGGAGCATACGTGGTCAACAGTGGTTACTTGGCAGTTGGATGCTCTTCTGGTCCTTGTCAGGTCTTCGGGTTACCAATTCTACTAAACTAGCTTGACAAGTGGTTAGGACTGATATATACTGTATTCAGTGACCCATCCAACATGGCAGAGATAACAGGAGATACAGACACCTATCTGGAGCATATTTGGATAGATGTGAGCAAGAGAGAAGTAAAGATCATGGATAATGAGGGATATGATGAGATTGTGACGTGGGAGTTCAGTGAAGACGGAGTGGATGGGTTCACTGAAACATTACAGCACTTTAAACGCTTAGTCCCAGACGATATGATAACATACCTATGAATATCATTAATCTAACACAGGGGGAATTCGAGGAGAATGTCCCCTTTTCTCTTAGACTGGTAGAGAAGGGCAATACCTTGAAGGTTACGACTAACAATGGTGTTGTATGTATTATCTCACCAGTAGCATCTGTTGCTCAAGACCCTGAAGCACCTGATCTAAATATTCCAAAACCTGATGAGTTTGTTCCAGATCCCGTTGGTACACGTGCCTATGTGGATGGTGCACTCGCACAGATGACACAAGACTTGATGACATGAAAGGACGTATCACCCGCAATTATTGCTACCTAAATGGTAAAGTAGTTGATATGTGGTACATCCAAGGCATCCCTTTCACATTTGAGGAGTTACCTCAAGCAATGGCAGAATTGGATGAAGTTGAAGAAGAGGCAGCAGACGCTAGAGGTTATAGTATGGAGGACATGTATAAATGGTCCGACTATCTAATAGCAGAGCAGTGTCACCCACTACTGTTTACAGTAGAAGATTTTATTGAAAACTATGAGGAGGTTCCTGAGTGAAGATTTTTTTAGATACTGCTGATGTCCCAACTATTCTCAAACACTTTGAGACTGGGTTAATCGATGGTGTCACAACTAACCCATCTCTTATTAAGAAGAGTGGTAGAGATCCAGAGGATGTCTATCGTGAGTTAGCAATGGCAGGTATACCTGACATTAGTATGGAAGTAGTAGAGGACATGATCTTCGAGGGGAGACGACTCGCTGCTGAATTTAACGAAGTGTGTACTATTAAAGTGCCGTGTACACCAGAAGGACTAAAGGCATGTAAAGTATTATCAGATGATGGAATCAAAGTTAATGTTACACTTATATTCAATGCTTCTCAGGCTATCTTATCTGCAAAGGCAGGTGCTACGTACGTCAGTCCTTTTATTGGCAGGTTGGACGACAATAGCGTTGCTGGGCTGGAGGTTATCAGATCAATAAGCGAAGTGTTTAGGGTGCAAGGTGTTAAGACACAGATACTTGCTGCATCTATTCGTGACGTATATAAGGTTAGTAGATCATTCTGGAATGGTGCTAGTATAGTTACTATGCCACCTAAGATCTTTGAAGGAATGTATAATCATATCCTTACTGACAGAGGACTAGAGATATTCGATAAAGATTATCAAGCAACTAAGCAGTCAGTATTTAATCCACCGACTATCAGAAACGGAAAGGACATGGACATCATACAATGAAACGTTGGATTGATTTAGATCACGCTACTCCTTGGCATAAGAATCCAGAGGATGATGATTACATCCCCTCTGGTCCAGAGTATTATAAGAAAGGATCATTTCATAATAAGGTTGGAATGACCTTGATGTGGATTTTCTTTGGTATTGTTATTGTGCAGGTCATTCATGCAGTAACAGTAATACCATTTTTTCCTATCCCTTTTACAATCTTATTGGGGTTGGGAGTTGTTGTTTATGTCGCATGGAGGGCAACATGATATTAAAACAAGAAGTAATTGATAAGATCCAATTGGCAATGTTACACACTAAGAAGAATGGTGACATGAATTGGTTGGATGGTGATGAGATTGATGTATGTCTCGCTGGTACATTTGCTGGTGATAAGTTTATTACTATCATTAACAGGACACGTAGTAATACTACAAAGCAATGAGATTTAAAGCATTAGTCTTCGTTAGACTTAGAGGGTCTGTATCAGATGCTGCTGGTAATGCAGTGATGAATAATGTTAAAAGGATTGCCCCTAATCTCACACCACATCTGTTGAGGATAGGTAAGGCAATAGATTTCTGGTTTGATGCAGAGACTGAAGAGATAGCAAGAGAGGAGATGGATCTCCTTAGTGATAGGATGCTTGCTAATACTGTGATAGAAGATTGGACTTATGACTTAGAAGAGACTGAGGAGACAGGTATAGGTAATATATCTAATGACAATGCTGGTACATCAAAGCATCACATATTTGAAGAATGAATGTAACACATTTACCATGTTGGACTCAAGTAGATATACATTGGGACCATATAATTGAGAAGATAAATGGTGATGTCAAGGATGGACAGTGGGGATATTCTAATGATAAGACCCCAGATGAAATACTTCCTACCATTATACTAGAGGGTAACAACTTACCCTCTTCTTTTGTGCCTGTTGCTCAGAAGGTGTATAATGATTTTGGTTTTGCTATTCTTGATACCTATGTGGCATTTACTCCACAGTCAAAGACATTTGGTAGGCATTGTGATGATCAAGATGTATTCATAGTTGGTGCTATAGGTGCCACTAAGTATAGATTTGACGACGGTAAGATATATACTATATGGCCAGGATGTGGTATTTACATACCTGCTGGCACATATCATGAGCCTATAAGTTGCACACCGAGAGCAGTATTGAGTTTTTCTAATGATAATTGATAAAGGTGATCATAGATTCATACATCCTTGGGGTGTGCCCATATTTCATTCAACGTTGACTGTTGATGAATTAAAGTTTTTTCAAGATCAGGCAGAAACTGCTAGAAGAGCTAAGGTGTCAGAAGAAAGGTCACTTGCTGGTAATATAAAAGAACAGTATATTGGTGTAAAAGGTAGATATAGAGATCAACGAATTGTAGATATATTAAGTCCACATATAATAAATTATATAAAGTATGAATTATCAAGGTTATCTGATCTAAATTCGTTTGTTAAACCTAAATATAGAAAGCCAGTACAATCATTAGACTCTATACGTTTTGATTTAGGTGGACCTTGGTTTAACTTTATGAAGAAAGGAGAGTTTAATCCTTTACATGCACATAATGGTGCTATTAGTGGTATTCTTATGATAAAAGTACCCGAGGAAATAGACAATGAAGATGAATTGTATTCTATCGATACAAATTTAAGATGTCCTGGATATGTAGAGTGGGTATGTAATGATGGATCTCATCAGGTACGACCAAAAGAAGGAGATATTTATTTGTTTGATGCAAGGTTAAGACATTTAGTTTATCCTTTTCAAAGTGACGTTGAGAGAATTACATCAAGTTTCAATGTATTTACAAATGCCTGAAGATATACAATGGTCCCTAGAGGACTTAAAGAAATCCATACTTGACAGTGCTGAAGAGTATGATAGACTATTGAAAAATGGAGAGCCAAATGACATCACCACCTTTACCAGAATGGGGTCCGAACAGACAGAAACAGAGACACCAAGTAAAGAGTAGATTCTATTACTTATTTTGGGGTATTGCAACATTTTCTGTAGTAGCAGGTCAACTGTATGTTGGTAGTGGTTACAGAGACTATGCTAAGTCACTTAATAGATTATTTGATACTATTGAAGTAGAAGTGAATCAACCAAGATTCTATTGAACATTAAAATACCCCCTGATGGGGGTAAGAGATACACAATCTAACTCATTGGGGAGATCGAATTGAGTATGAAACATCCAGGATGTCAACAGAGCAGTTGTCTACAGAGTCTTTTGTCTTGCTCATTACCCTCGCTCTCAATCAGACAAGCGAAGTAATCATCTATTAATTCGTCTTGTGGTGTTGTTAAGCAACGGTTGTCATCGTGGGAGTGTTTCCACTCAGCTAATTGATTCTTTGACATTAGATTGTGCATAGTCTCTCGAATAAAGGGATATAACGAAGTTGAAGTTTTCACATCATCTTGTATTTTCCTAATTCTACCACTATTTATAAGATTTGGTCCTAGAACCAGGACGAAAGATACAAATATTATTGCCTACGAGTTTTTACCTATATTGAAGTAGTTAGGTTGTACCTGTATAAATAAAACTGTAAGAATTGTACTGAAATTCTGTGGCAACTAAAAGAATATCCCAGTTAGAAACTATTGCAGACGCTCTAGTGACTGGTGAAGCTATTCTTCCTATCGTTATCTCTGACCCTCTCATACCTAATAGGAAATCAAAAGTTAATCAACTTTTCCGTGGTGTTAGTGCTGGTTCAGCGACAGCACCAGGTATAGCTTTTGACCTTGACCGAGACACTGGTGTATACCAGAGTGCGGTTGATGAGATTGGTCTGACATTTGGTACTGCTTCTCTCTACAATAGTAGAAGAGCAAATACTGATGGATCTTCTACTCTTATTATAAGAGCAATTGACACAGGATCTGCTATAACCAGCATTGAGATACAACCACAAAGTAGTGGTTATTTTACTGTTGCTGGACAGATGATCCAGACAGATACTAATTTTTACTTACAAGGTGATCAGAATACTGCTAAGAGAGCACATTTTAATGTAGATACCATATCAACACAGTCGGGTACACGTCGCTTTGACTTACCTAACGTTGGTACTAATACAAGCACTACTATAGTTGCTAATGATACTTTCCAAACTTTAACTAATAAGACACTTATTATTAAAGACGCAGAATTGCAGATTACTGGATCTACTGATACTTCAAAGATCGCTAAGTTTGAGACTGATGCTTGGGAATCACCAGGTGCTCACACTTATAAACTACCTGACTTTGGTGCTGCACAGACACAATCAACATTGCTTGATGACATTACTGAGCAGAATATCTTCAATAAGAACTTGGTGAATCCCACCATGTCTAACACACCATCTGGTGATGAAGAGAATAACCCTACAAGGTATGCTATATTTGATCAGTCATTACTTACGCAGAATAGAACAGTTCAATGGCCCGACCTTAATATTAGGGTAGTTGGTGAAGCGTCAGCACAGACAATCCAAAATAAAGTTTATAGTGGGGCAGTATTTAGTGATACTGATCCTACTGATGGTGCAGGTAGAAAGGTACAGTTTGATCTCTCTAATATAGAGAATAACCAAACTTATACCTTTAGTTTCCCAGATAACGAACCAACAGCACCATTAAATAATGCTGGCGCATCTAACATGCTTGTTGCTGAGAAGAAGACTCAGACCTTAGTCAATAAGACTATGGAAGTAATGAAGATAAATAACCCAGGCGACCTTGATGGTCTTATAACCATCGATGCATCTAATATAGATGGTCCCGTTTCGATTCAGTTTCCTAATGCTGATGCAACACTATTATCTACTAATAACATTAGTGATGTTGCGATTAGTTTCGGTGGAGCACTAGCAGCACCTGTATTAGGTGGACAACTAAGAATACAACAACATTTCATGTCAGGATGGTAACTAACAAATGACCGCAGGAAGATTAGCCGCCAAGAAACCTGGCGCAACAACAAACACAGTTCTATATCGGACACCAATTGATAAGAGTGCAAGCACAGTTTTAAATGTTTGCAATCAATCAGGAGGTGCTTTGTCATACAGAGCAGCATTAAGAGATTACGAGCAAGTCCTTCACTTAGATGGATTGAATGCTTCTGGATATAAGTTTGCCATAGGCAATCCTATATCAGCATATAAGATTACATTATCACCAGGATTTCAGGATATACAAGCAGTGCCTGGTACTTCATTCACAACTACTAATGGTGCTACTGCTACTATTTTAGATGTGTTTAAACCAACTTCGGAAGTTGTTTATTATACAAAGGTATTGCCTGTTAGTACTACCTCATTAGCAGGAGACAGTCTTGCTGGTACCCCAACGATGGGTGAGACTCTTACTGGATCTACTTCTGGTTACACTGCAATACTTAGGGGTAGTGATGGAGGTACTAACTTCAACATACAATATACTGATATAGCATCTGGAGCAACATCTCTTCCAATATCAAGAACAACTGGTCTTGCTGATGGAATGTATCTTACTACTGGATATACTGGTACTCTTGGTGGACAAGTAATAAGTATCAATGCATCTGGTATTAATACTACTACTAACGTATTAACAGTTACTAGGAGTGCACTAGGATCTACTACTGCTGCAATTCCTGCTGGATCTGCATCTATTGCTTGGTCTGCATCTGCAACAGTTACAACCATAGCAGAGGGTGCTACCTATGTTACTGGTGATACAACTCTTACTGTTGCTAACTCTACTGGAATAACATCTGGTGGTATTGTAAAGATTGATAATGAGTTAGTCGAGGTTAGTGAAGTTAATGGTAACGATCTTACTGTTGTAAGAGGACGTTATGGCACATCTGATGTGGATCATAACGATGGAGTTAACGTAACTCTATTAACCAATAACGGCACATACTTGGTAAACTATTGGAGTGAAGGTGAGACAGTTACTGGTGGTACTTCTAATGCTACCGCTACTATGGGATTTGATGCTAACACTGCCGCAGTGATAGAAATTAAGTATCTACTTAGCACAACTGGCGTATCAGCAACTGATCACGCAATATTATTAACTCCAAATTTGGATATTGATAGGACTTATAAGTTTGATCTAACAGACTCTACTTGTACTAACTATCCACTGAAATTCTCAGGAGATGATGCTGAAGGTCCAAATGGATCAGGTACTGAGTATACTGCTGGAGTTAGTAAGGTAGGTACTGCTGGATCAGGTGGAGCATACACGTCTATTGCTGTTACTATAGACACTCTCCAAAGTCTTAACATATATGCTGATGGAGCACCTGGAGGATCAACTACTGGTGTTGGTCTACAGATAAACGTGCAACAGGATCCATCATATACAGATTTGTACATCTATGATATTAAAGGTGAAGCATTGGCAGCAGCAGATACATTTACTATCGCTGCTATTACTCAGACTGTACAGGCAAATGGTGTTACTGCTGGTCCTTTTGGATACGTCCAAGATTTTGATGCAGCACAATGTCATTTGAAGGTTACTATAGGAGAAGGATCAGAAGCATTCGCTGCTGATGATTCATTCTATGATTCTCCAACACTGGTAAACGGTGTTAGACAATTAGCTACTGTCAGGACTGGTAAAGCATTGACAGTTGATAGTGTTAGTGGTGCTGATGGATCTCGTACTGCTGGTACCTATACAAATATTTCACCTAACGCAACTAATGGGTCTGGTAATTTAACCACAACCAAATTTACTGTGGTGGTTGATGGATCTGGAGCAGCAACTGTCACTATACTCAACGGTGGGTATGGACACACTGCTGGTAATACTTTAACCATTAATGACTCCCAACTTGGTGGTGGAGGTGCTGCTAACTTAACATTTAATGCTGCAACAGTTAGCACAGGTATTCATACAGATCAAACTGGAGTTTATTCAGCAGAAGATTATCTCTTCTATGGTAATGCAGTAGCAGCAAATGTTACTGATAAGAATAGTTCACTTATAGTTGGTCCTGGTCAGAACCTTCTAGTCTATTCCTCAGCAGGTGATATTAGTTACGTCCTTAATGGATTTGAGACATCTTCTGACGACTACACAGTAGTCAACTCGACCAAAGCACAAGTCTAAATACTAGGTAAGGTTTAAAAATAAATGGCACTTACTCGTCTTAAAAATATCATCACGTCGAGGACGGGACGTATTATATACGTTAACCCCGACGATTTTGATGCATCGGATGCATATGACAACCGAGGTAACTCAGCATTGCGTCCTTTTAAGACGTTGCAACGTGCTTTCCTTGAGGTAGCACGATTTTCATATAGAGTTGGACTTTCAAACGACGAGTTTGA